ATATAAAGAACGAGGTTTCCGAAATGAGAAAGGAAATCAATTCCCATGATGGGAGAATCGTAAAGGTAGAGGAGAGCGTAAAGTCGGCACACCACCGGCTTGATGGATTGGAAGAGCGTCTTAATGATCATAAGGAGGCATAGATTATGGATATTATGCAGACATTGATTGCCAACATGACTATTATATTGGCAATTATTGGTGCCATGGCGTTTATGGTATCTGTGGTTACACAGGTGGTCAAAGGAGTGGGATTTCTGTCAAAAATTCCTACGGATGCATTGGTGTTTTTCCTGTCTATCGGAATTACTGTAGCTGCTTTTGCGGCCTATATGCAGTATGTCCGAATGGAAATATTGTGGTATATGATTTTGGCAGCTATCATGGCAGGATTTATTGTTGCATTTGTTTCTATGTATGGATGGGAAAAATTAACAGAACTGTGGAAGAGATTCGGAAAGGATGTGAAGTGAGATGCTTGACATTAACAAGCAGGCAATGAGGTATTCACAGCACGGGCAGCGAATAACTGTCTACGAAAAAGATGATGACGGGAACATCAAATATTATGAGGACGCAGACGGGAATCGCATTCCTCTTATATCCGATGAGAAAATTGGATATTCGGATCCAAAAGAGTTTTACGCCAATATCAGCAATAAGCTGAGCGAGGTTCTTGTAAAAGAATTTGGAATTGACGATTCAAGCACCTATGTGCAGATTGTCACGGACAAAGGATATTTGCCGCTAAAAGCCGGAGATTTGGTCTGGAAGAAGTCGGAGGTAGAATTTGACGCAGACAATCTTCCAGAGCCTACATCAGCGGATTACACGGTTAAGGGCGTAGCTGACGAGGGCCTGACTGTGGATCTGTATCTGCTTCAGAAAACGGTAAAGTAGGTGTGACATGGCACGTCATAAGATTACAATGGCACTTTCAGAAGATTCTATAAAGAACGCTATTCAGGAGCTGGAGGAATATGGGAAAGACGTTATCGAAAAATGCAAACTGTTGACCAAAAGGTTAGCTGAGTGCGGAGAAAAAGTTGCTGTAGAAAAGGTTTCCGAAAGCCCGCTCGGCAGAACGGTAAAACTGAGGATTGATTGCGAACCAGAAAAAATGGGCTGTAAAGCTGTTTTGATTGCCACTGGAAAAACAATTGAATCAGAAGAGCGGGAGCCATTTTACACATTGCTTGCGATAGAGTTTGGAGCCGGAATTTATTACAACAGAGGAAATGAAAACCCAAAGGCAAACGAATTAGGATTTGGAGTTGGAACTTACCCAGGGCAGATACACGCATTTGAAGATGGGTGGTATTACCTTGGAAACGATGATAAGTGGCATTATACGCATGGTGTGAAGGCTACAATGCCGATGTATAGCGCAAGTTTGGAAATTATTCAGAAGTACAGAGAAATTGCCAAGGAGGTGTTCGGGTAATGGCAGTCGATAACCAGTGGGCGTTCGACCTGGAAACAAAGATTTTTTCCGTTGTAAATGAAAAAGCAATGGGGAAAATTAGAAAAAATTATCCGAGCGCATACATTACGAGAACAGGAAAATCTACAGCAAAAGCAATTTTCCCAACTATTTACATTCACGAATTGCCCGGGGCAGAAACCGGGAAAGATTTGGAAGGATTCTATATAAATGGTGTAAGGGAAACCATTCAGGTAGATGTAACAACGAACACGAGCCAAGGAGACGCAAGGAAAATCATGGCAATCGTGGCAGATGAATTCAAACAAATGAGATTTGCAATCGCTCAAATGCCGGAAATCGGATATAGCGGAGAAACGTTCCGCAGCACGGCGAGGTTCAGCAGAGTGATTGGAGCAAACGACACATTGTAACAGGTTGTGGGAGCGTGAGAGCTTCCTTTTTTCATTGGAGGGAAAAGACATGGCAGCAACTAAAACAGCGGGCGTATCTTCTCTTGGCGTAACATTTTCATACGGTGTTGAGACTACCAAGGGAACGAAACCGACAGCATTTACCATTCTGAGCAGAATCAACCAGATTGGCGACGTAACTGTAGAAACGGAACCTATTGACGCTTCCGCACTGGAAGATAAGCAGACAAGAAATATTCCCGGAAGAGATACCGTATCCGACACATTGACTATCACGGTAAACAAAACAGATGAGACCATTGCAGAGTGGGAAAAGGTAATCACAGATTACCAGGCACTCACAGAAGGAAAGAGAATGTGGTTCCAGACAATCACTCCTGGATTCACGAAAGCGGAGTTTGTTGTGGCAGCACCTCCGTCTAAGCTTCCTATTTCCGGTAAAGAGCAGAACTCACTTCTGACTATGGAAATCAATCTTACCGTAGACGAAATGATTGGAAGCGACACGAAGGTAGAGCCGACATCGGGGGAATAAATAGTCAGTCACAGTCAAAATCACGAAAGGCTGTTGTGGCTGACGATTATGCAAATACAGCCGAATCAGAATCAAGTGTACTTTGGTAGAACAGGGTGCCCTTCGGGGCACCCTTCCCTATATAGAGTATAGGGGGAAGGGGAAAATATGACAAAGATCAAGATCAACGGAAAAGATTACAATATTTATTTCGGATATGCGGCCACGGTAAAAAATGGAATCATCAAGAAACTGGTGAGCCTTGAAAACAACAAAAGCGAAGCTGAATCCATTGATAAGCTTCTTTTATTCCTTCCGGAGCTTTTGCTTATCGGATTACAGAAATTCCATTCTGATGAATTTGGATTTAATCCGGAACGAGCAGCGGAAAAGGAAGCACAGATGGACAAGGTGTACGAACTTCTGGACTCCTATTTTGACGAAGAAGATAGTGATCTTGAAAAGCTGTATACAGCTTTGCAGAGCGAACTGATTGAAAACGGTTTTTTATCAAAAATGTTCCGGGAGGAACAGGCGAAAGCCAAAATGGTGAAAGCAGTGAAGAAAGCAGAGAGCTAACATGGGAGGTTTATAAAAATCAAGTCCGCCCATTCTGGCTTATCGCTACAAAAGGATATGGCTTTACAGTTAAAGACATAGACAATTCATGCCCGGTAGATCTGGAACCGTATGCTGACGCTTATTCAATGGAGCGGAGAAACAAGGACGCAGATATATGGACATGGTGCGGAAATTATGTAGCTTCTGCAGTTTTCGTTTCTGTAGAACACGTTCTTGCAGGCAAGAAAGCGTCAAGCAAATATATAAAAGAACCGTTATTAAAAGACGTGTCTACGGAAATGACGCAAGACGATCTGCAAAAGGAACGAGAAGCGTTTGTAATGCGATTACGAACGATGAAAG